TCCGTCGTAACCCGAAAACTCCCACTTTATGCTTGAAAAAGTTAAACCTATCGGATCACTAATAGACACAATTACAGTATAAGTAGCCGAGTCCATTATACCAATTTCTGATTTAGTAAAAGTTTTTTCTCCTGTTATTTCAGTAAATTGAGCGAATAAAATTCCATTACGATTTATAACAACATTGTATGGTGTTGTTGTATTTGTAGTGGTTAAAGTTAAATCTTGTTGTATACTCGGTAAAAGACCTTCATTTATTATTATAGCAGAACCGGTGACGTTAGTTGTTTTAAAACTTCCTGTTGACAAAGGAAAAGTATTTATTAACGTTGGAAACGATTGTACTTGTGTAGCCGGTTCAACACTACCTTTTTTTCTATGCAACCACATATGTAAATTGTAAAACTCGCTATTTGTAGTGTTAAAAAAGTCACGAGTAAAAGTAATGTCAAAATCAGGATTATTTTCTATTGCTTCTATAATTTCAAAAACTCTAATAGAGTATTTTAGATCTGACCATAATACACCGTTTGAGTTACTACCACCGCCTGTATGATAAAATAAGTTTCCATTATTTGTACCGTGTGTTTGTGAATCGTAATATAATCTCGAATGATTACTAACATTTTCATCTGCGATACTAGCACCCGAAGTTATTAAAGGACATAATATTGGGCCTGAAGCGTTTTGTAACCTAGATTTTACATTACCCATATCATAATCTAAAGTGTATTGATTTAAGTCATCAAGATCAGCTAGTTTTAGATCACCTAAAATATCTTTTAAGTTAACTGTTTTACCAAAAAACGTTATTTTGTATGCGTAAATTTTATTGTTTTTTAATTCAGTTCCGTTTAATTTTACATAACCTACTTTAAAAGTTATGTTGTTTAATTCAATTAGAGCGTCAACTTTGTTTCTTGCGTCGAATCCGTCTACAATATCAAAATTATAGTAATGTTGAAAAACTTGATTATTAACTTTGGAGGCCGGTATTGTAAACGTTTGACTAAACTCTGTAAATACTTTAGCGGGATCTTTAATGTTTTGAATAGATTGATTAAACGAGACTTGTTCATCTTTAAATAAATCAATTCTTTGACCGTTTATGTATAGTTGTAGTTTTTGCATTATCTAACATTATTTATATAATCAAACGACATTTCAAAATCAAATGTGTATTCTATTAATTTATTGTTTAATACTGTCTTTTTTACTATGTTGTTTTTCTTAACATTAACTGGGACAACTTCTGTTTGTTCTGTTCTATTATATTCTTTAAATCTAGTAATCCAAACCTTTTCAGATAAAAGTATTTGGTCAAACCATTGATTGCACCATTCAGGATAGAATCCAGAACTTAAAGTTAAACTCTCATTTACTACAGTATTAAAAACTTGTTTAGTATGTTCATTAACACTATAAGTTCCTGTTGATGAAATTATATTTCTTTGATAAGTGTCTTGTTTTTTAGTTTTAGTATTTACTGATTTTAAGAAAAACCATACATCTTGTAATGCCCCAAACTTATTTACAAATGTAACTTTATGACCATCTCCATATTTAGTACAGTCTATTCTGTTTATATTAACTCTAACCCCCATTGTAGTTCCTATAATTTCTGATTGATTAGAAGTGTAAGAATAATAATTCATAACCCCTGCGGTTGTAATTCCAGGAACAACACCTGCGTAACCAACAGGTACATATATTTCTGCGTCTGATGCAGGATAAGGTTCTCTTCCAAATAAAGTGTTTGGTAAATTTCTAAAAGGTACAGTAGGATTTGCACCTTCCATAAATGTTCCATAAGCATCATATCCTATGTCACTCCACTGTGTGCCATTAACTAAACTACCGCTTGAACTATAAGCGTTTATAGCTGTAACTATTGTTAATGTTTGAGCAGTATATGTTCCGTCATAAGTTATATCTAAAAAATCTCTGCATAATTCTGCTATTTCAAAAAGAGCTTTTTCGTTTGGTGCAACTTCTTTTCTTAAAGTATACTTTAATGAACCATCTATTGTAATAGTACATATTGCATAAGCTGAACCAGCATTTGCAGTTATATATTTATATTGTGGACTTCTTAATGCTATTGCTGCCATTTTTAAATATTGTTTGTTGAATATCTTTTGCAAACGCAAAATTCAATTCTTTTGTTAAATTAGTTTTCATTTTATTAAACGGATCTGTAAAAAAGTTTGTTGTTTTAATACCGCTTAAATACACGCTTCGGCTTATTAAATAAGTCAATGACTTTCTAGGAATAAACTCACCCTTTTTGTTACGTGCGCTCATTATTGGTTTACTTACAACCCATTTATCTATTGCTCCGCGTAAGCCACCTTTTTTTCCTGTACCGGATCCGAACCGAAACGGACTTGTTGGAGCTTTGTTAATACCAAACCATTTTGAATTTCTAGGCAATTTGTTAGGGTTCGCTCCTTGTACACCTTTATCGACAAAAGAACCATAATCGGTTCCTAAAAATAAAACCTCAAACCCGTCATTTGTATCGTTTATTTCGTAACGCAAACTGTTAGACAATTCGCCCACTTTATTTTCTTTTTGTAAATTTTGTTTAGACTCTGATATTACGTTTATTGACGAAGCTTCGAGTCTTGCTTTCATTTCGTTTAACATATATAAATATCGTTTTTAACTATTATACTGACGTTAAGACTCCACCCGGCTAATTCATTTTCAAACCTATCGTAAAACGGATTAAAAGAGACGTCACTTGTAACTTGATACATATCCTCGTATAAATTCCCGGATCTCATTCTTTCAACTAATCTATTGCCAACCGCTAGTTGTGTATTAAGAATATCCATTTCATTAGTCATTCCTGTAAATTCATTAACCGGATCCGCTTTACTTATGTCTACAATATCGATTAAGTAAATCTCAAAGTTATAAGTCATAGTTTGACCGCTTTGTATTACGTTATTCATTACGATATGAGACAACGGAAAAATAGTTTGTTTAGATAAATCAACTTTTGTAATATCTCCAAACGTTACTGTATTGACGTCGGGATCCGCTAACAATTGTTTTTCAAGCTCCGTCATTATCAAATAATAACTTCTGATTCCTCTTTTATCGCTCATCTTTTTTTGTTTTGTATTTTAATATTTTGCATCTCTGTTTTGTCTTTTATATAACTTAATGCGGTTAAACAATAATGAACGTTCATATTAGTAACATTGTCTAATTGTGTAACGTCTTCTTTAGCTAGTCTCCAAATGGAGTGATACCAACCGTATTTAACATTGAAGTTCGCTTCTTGAGATAAGTCTGTTTTTGTTCCGGTGTCAAAGAGCGAATCATAATTTTTACTAAGTCGTTTTCTAAAGTCCAAAAAAAAAGCATTGAACTCATTACTACGTTTAAAGGCATCTTCTTCATTAGCTCCCAATATGTATCGCCTTTGTATTTTTCTATTTGATATTTGTTATTAAAACTTTTTTTAACCGGACGATATAAAACCGCCATTGCTTTATGCATAGTTTCCCAATCGACTATATATTTATCTAAGTCTACATATTCGCCAAACGTCATATCGTCAAGTTGTGGAATAAAACCAAACTCTGTATCGTTGTATCGCCATCTATTAATTAATGCGGGTTGTTCTTTAAGAGCGTTGTTAATCCCGTCACAAACCTTATAAACGTCGCTCATACGTAGTTTGTAAGAATCTGATACCGGTACCCCACAAAATATTTCTAGCATCTTTAAAGCGATAATGTCTTCTTTTTGATTTTCGTCCGAACAATCTTTCATAAACTTTTGATATTGCTCCAACGTAATGTCTTGCATTCGTTTCGGTATTTTTACTTTTAATTCCATATTGTAATTGTATAACGTTAAAATAATTTTTTTTAAAAAAAAAGAGGCAGTTAAATAACCACCTCTAATTTACAACAATCTAAACTAAAACAAAACCTAGTCCAATAAAACCATATAAGCTTTTGGACTATACTTTCTAAACCAATCGCATCCTTTACGCACGTCGTCCCAAAATCCTAGCATTTCTGCTCCTTTAGTCAAATCGTACATAGACAATTCAATTTTGTTTAAATAAATACTTTCATTTGTGTAAGGATTTTTTACGTCCATACCGTTTTCATAAATTACACCGTTAAACCATTTAGGCACCGGTTGTTTCTCAGCTACTGCCATAATATAATTATAATTAAAATTAGTAATCCAATTAGAGCTAACGCATAAAGCTTAAACGATTCTAAGTATTTTGAATCACTACGGCCTTGCCTAGATCTATATTGACGTAAAACTCTTTTACGATTTTTCATTTTAAATTCTTTTTCAGTCATCGTTTTCTTTTATGTGTATATCGATACCGGCTCCGTTTAAATTAGCATCTTCAAATTCATAAAGGAAAGTTCCTTGACCTTTAACATATCGATAAATATTAGCGTTTTCGCTCCATAAAATTAATTGAAGCAAATGTACTTTTTGATGATTATTAAGATTATTATAAATCTCAATCGTTTCTTTACCAAGTAATTTTTTTGCCATTACGATAAACTTCTTACAATTCTACTTTTTTCACTAGGGTAAATATCGATTTCACTTTTCAAAAAAGCTACCCGGACATTCTCGATACTTTCTTCAATAACTTTAATACGTTCGATTTGTCTAGGACTAAGATCAGTTAACTCTTTAAGGTACCACGCTTCGTGTGCAATAGTAGCAATACTATCCGCGTAAACGTTAACTAACTCCGATTTTTTTTCGTCTAAGGTATTCTTTATATTTTTTCTCATAACTTGAAGTTACGAAATTTTAAGCGAAAATCCTAATTAATAGCTATGATATTCCATATCACCGCAAGTGTAACAATACCAAACGTAACCGTTTTGTCTACTGCCTTGTTTGTATTTAATTCCTTTATTACAATGCTCACAAACTTTTGCCTCCGTCTTATATTCTCGATCATCTAATTGCATACTTTCCGTAATTGGGTTTGGCTAGTTTATTATAAATTCCATAACGGATCGAATCGATACTATGATTGAAAGCGTCAACCGGTTTGTTAAGTATAACTCCATTTTTATCTTCTTGCCATTTATAGTTTCTAAATTCTTTTATCGTATTCAATGAGTCTTTTGTAATATTTATAGTAAATCGTTTTAACATATCAATTCCA